GAGGAGGGCTGGCTGATCGATCACCAGGAGATCTTCGGCGACCCGTGCCGGCCGGAGGTGTGGAAGCAGCTCGACGTGCTGGTGCTGCACGAATGGGAACACGCGAGCGGCGCGAAGGTGCGGGCCGACGTGGTGGCGATCGACTCGGGCGGCCACGCGACGGCAGAGGTTTACCAGTACGCGCGGGAACGGCAGGCGGTGGGCGTGATCGCGATCAAGGGCCAGAGCCAGCGTGGCAAGGCGCCGATTGGCAAGGCGAGCAAGGTGGACATCAACGCGCAGGGGCGGACGCTGAAGCGCGGCGCGCAGGTGTTCCCGGTGGGCGGCGACACGATCAAGACCACGCTGTTCGGGCGGCTGAAGCACAACGACCGCGGGCCGGGTTACCTGCACTTCCACGCGCAGACGGGCGGCGACTATTTCGAGCAGCTGACGGCCGAGAAGCAGGCGCTGCGGTACGTGAAGGGCTTCCCCGTGAGGGAATGGGTAAAGAAACCAAGCGCGCGTAACGAGGCGCTGGATTGTCTGGTCTATGCGTATGCGGCGGTACATCGGCTGTATCAGCGATACGACCGCAGAACGATCTGGGATCAGCTGGAAACAAGGCTGCAGAAGGCAGCTGATGGAGCTGACAAGCCACGGCTAAAATCGGGCAAGGGCAGAGCGCCTTCGTTCGCAACGCAGTGGTGAGGCCGTGAACATCCCCGCGCAGATCAGGGCCGGCGACACGGTGGCGTGGCGGGATGAGGCTGCACGCGACAACCTCGGCAATGCGATCACCTCGAGCAGCTGGACGCTGACCTACTACCTGCGCACCAACACCGCGAGCGAAGGCGCGACGGTGGTGGGGACCAGCGACGGCGAGGGCTGGCAGTTCACGATCGCCGCTGGCACCAGCGCAGGGTTCGATGCAGGCCAGTGGTATTGGCAGGCGCTGGCCACCAGCGGCGCGGACAAGCTGACGATCGGCTCGGGGCAGCTGCAGGTGCTGGCCGGGCTCAGCTACACGGGCGCACCTGGGGCATTCGACGGCCGCACCCAGGCGCAGAAAGACCTCGACGCGGTGCAGGCGGCGATCAGGTCGATCATCTCCGGCGGTGCGGTGGCGGAGTACACGATCGGCAGCCGGCGGCTGAAGAAGATGGAGATGGCCGACCTTTTGGCGCTGGAATCTAAGCTGAAGGCCGAGGTTAAGCGGGAACAAGCGGCTGCAATGGTCGCTAACGGCCTGGGTAACCCACACAACCTGTTCGTGCGGTTCTGATGGGCATCCGATCTGCGATCTTCGGGTGGCTGCAGCGGGGAACCCCCGAGGCGACCCCAACACGGCCGACACGGCGACGGATGTACGAGGGCGCGAAGTTCTCGCGGCTGACATCGGACTGGGTGACCGGCAACACCAGCGCCGACAGCGAGATCTACGGCAGCGCGCAGAAGCTGCGGGACCGGGCGCGGCAGCTGTGCCGCGACAACGACTACGCACGGCAGGCCCTGCGCGCGATCGAGGGCAACGTGGTGGGGCAGGGCATCCCCTTCCAGGCGCAGGTGCGGATGCTGCGCGGCGGCCGGCTCGACAAGGCGATTAACGACCAGATCGAGCTGGCGTGGAAGCAGTGGACGAAGGCGCGGCACTGCCACACCGGCGGCAAGCTGACGTTCGCGGACATCGAGCGGCTGGCGATCAGGAGCGTGGCCGAGTCGGGTGAGGTGTTCATCCGCCTGGTGAAGCAGGGCTTCGGCGGCTCCGCGGTGCCGATGGCGCTCGAGGTGCTCGAGGCCGACCAGCTGGACGACGGCCTGAACGGCCGCAGCCAGCAGGGCAACGAGATCAGGATGGGCGTCGAGGTGAACCGCTGGGGCCGCCCGGTGGCCTATCACTTCTTGGCCTATCACCCCGGCGACTACCAGTTCAGCAATCAGCAGATCTCGACGCAGCGCCACCAGCGCATCCCGGCCGAGGAGGTGATCCACCTCTACCGGATGGAGCGGCCCGGCCAGACGCGCGGCGTGACGTGGATGGCTTCGGCGATCCAGCGGCTGCACCACCTGCAGGGTTACGAGCAGGCCGAGATCGTGCGGGCACGCGCCTCAAGCGCGCTGATGGGCTTCATCACCAGCCCCGAGGGCGAGCTGATGGGCGATGAGGTGCTCGAGGGCGAGCGGGTGTCGAATTTCGAGCCCGGCGTGTTCAAGTATCTGGCCCCCGGCGAGAGCGTGACGGTGCCGCAGCTCGACGCGCCGGATGGGCAGTTTGAGCCGTTCCTGCGGGCGATGCTCCGGGCGATGGCGGCCGGCATCGGCTGCTCCTACGAGACCGTGAGCCGCGACTTCAGCCAGACGAATTACAGCAGTTCGAGGCTGAGCCTGCTGGAGGATCGCGACCACTGGCGCATCCTGCAGAACTGGATGATCGAGAACCTGCATCAGCGGGTGTTCGATGTCTGGCTCGACATGGCCGTGCTGAGCGGCGCGCTGCCGCTGGCCAACTATGAGCTCGGCGCCGATCGTTACAAGGCGGTGCGGTGGATGCCGCGCGGCTGGGCATGGGTGGACCCCTCAAAGGAGGTGGAGGCCTACGCCATGGCGGTGCGCAACGGCTTCAAGACGCTGGCCGAGGTGGTGGCCGAGCAGGGCGGCGACCTCGAGGAGCTGATGCAGGCGCGCCGGCAGGAGCTGGATGTGGCCGAGGAGCTCGACCTCAGATTCGATACCGACCCGGCGAACGACCCCGAGCCTGCGCAGCCTGGGCCGGCTCCGTCCGCCGATAATGAGCAAGACAACCCGGACGATGGTGATGGATCTATCGCGTGACCTGGAGGGACAGCTTCTGAAGCGCGCCGAGGTTGCTGACTTTCAGGTCAGCGACGATGAGCGGGTGATGGAGTTCCCCTTCTCCTCCGAGTTCCCCGTGGCCCGCTACTTCGGCAACGAAGTGCTGAGCCACGATCGCGAGGCTGCCGACTTGGCGCGCCTCAACGATTCAGCGCCGCTGCTGTTCAACCACGACCCGAACAAGGTGGTGGGTGTGGTCGAGCGCGCGTGGATCGACGGCAAGAAAAAGCGCGGCTACGTCAGCGTGCGCTTCAGCCGGAATAGCTTCGCCCAGGAAGTGATGGCTGATGTCAAAGACGGCGTGCTGCGAAACGTGAGCTTCGGTTACCAGATCGAGGACATGGAACAGCGCGGCTCTGGCGACTTCGTGGCGACTCGCTGGAGTCCCTACGAAGTGAGCGTGGTTAGCATACCTGCAGACCCAACGGTCGGCGTCGGGCGTGCTCTCGACGCTCAACCTGCGGCCCCCGCCGCAACTCCAACCCCCCAACCAGAACCTGAGGTTCCGATGGAAAACACCCCTGACATCTCAGCGGTGCGGGCTGAAGCGGCTGCCGAGGCTGCTAAGGCTGAGCGCGCTCGCATCTCCGGCATCTCTGCCCTGACTGAGAAGCACGGCATGGCCGATCTCGGCCGCCAGCTGATCGACGGTGGCCGCAGCCTCGATGAGGCCCGCGCTGCTGTGCTCGAGAAGATCGGCGCCAAGGTGGAGCCCGTCACCGAGAAGGCCGCCGACATCGGCATGAGCGCAAGCCAAGTGCGCGAGTTCTCCTTCCAGCGCGCCATCAACGCTCTCGCCAACCCCGGCGATCGCAAGCTGCAGGAAGCTGCCGCTTTCGAGCGCGAGTGCTCCGAGGCTGCCGCTGCCAAGGCCGGCAAGACCGCCCAGGGCATCATGGTGCCCAACGAGGTGCTGCGCCGCGACCTGACAGTGGGCACCGCCTCCGCTGCTGGTGACCTGGTTGGCACCGACTTCCGCCCCGGTTCCTTCATCGAGCTGCTGCGCAACCGTTCGGCTCTCGCCGGCCTCGGCGTCGCCTCCCTGACCGGCCTCTCCGGCAACGTGGCGATCCCCCGCCAGACCGGCGCTGCCACCGCCTACTGGGTGGCTGAGAGCGGCTCTCCCACCGAGAGCAACCAGACGGTGGATCAGGTGAACCTGAGCCCCAAGACCGTGGGCGCTTTCACCGACTACAGCCGCAAACTGATGCTGCAGTCCAGCATCGACGTTGAGCAGATGATCCGCCAGGATCTCGCCACCGTGCTGGCGCTCGAGATCGACCGGGTTGGCCTCTACGGCCTCGGCAACAGCAACCAGCCTCTCGGCGTGAAGCTGACCACCGGCATCAACACCAAGGACTTCGCCGCCAACACCCCGACCTACGCCGAGGTGGTGGAGATGGAGAGCCTGATCGCGGCCGACAACGCCGACATCGGCGCCATGGCCTACCTGATGAACGCCTCCATGCGTGGCGCTCTGAAGACCAAGGACAAGGGCACCGACACCGGTGCCTACGTGTTCGAGCCCGGCGGCACCGTCAACGGCTACAACGCCGTGGTGAGCAACCAGGTGGCTACCAACGACATCTTCTTTGCCGTCTGGAGCCAGCTGATCATGGCCATGTGGTCCGGCCTGGACCTGACCGTGGACCCCTACACCCACAGCACCAGCGGCACCGTGCGAGTGGTGGCTCTGCAGGATGTGGACTTCGCCGTCCGCCATCCCGAGGGCTTCTGCCGCGGTAACAACACCCTCTGATCTGATGGAGGCGGGGCGGCCTGAGGGCTGCCCCTTACCCACATGAACATCCAGATCCTGAGGACAACGATGGCAGGCGGCGAGCTCGTAAGGGCCGGCGCGACGATCACGGCCAGCGTGGCCGATGCTCGACTGCTGATCAACATGGGCAAGGCGATCGCGGCCACCGCCGCGGCAGACTTTGCCCCGGAACCCGAGGAGCCGGCTGCTCCCAAACGCAAACCCCGCGCAAAGGCACTGACCGATGGCGATCTATCAGCAGACGCTTGAGAAGCTGCAGCACTTCCCGCTGCACCCCGTAGCTCAGGAGACCGCGACCTTCACCGGCGCGACCACCAACATCGCCGACCTGCTCGAGTTCGACGGCGACATCCAGATCATCCTCGACGCTGGCGCTGCTGGCGGCTCGGGCACGATGACCGGCAAGATCCAGACCAGCGACACCACCACCTCCGGCGACTTCTCCGATGTCACCGGCGGCGGCTTCACCGCCGTGGCGCAGGCTGCCTCCAAGCAGGTGATCACCCTCAACCGCGATGAGCTGAAGCGCTACGTGCGTTTCGTCGGCACCGTCGCCTCCAGCGGCACCACCACCTACTCCGTGCAGGGCTACGGCCTGAAGAAGTACGGCTGATGGCGCTCACCGAGGATCTGAACCTGTTCCTCGACGACTTCGGCGTCAGCTGCACAGCTGGCGCCGTTTCGGCGTTGGGCATTCTCGACATGCCCAGCCAGATCATCTCGGGCGACCTGGTTCTGAGCACCGACTATTCGCTGACCGCGCGCGCTGCTGATTTTGGCGGTTTGAAGTACGGCGACAGCATCACCGTGGCCGGCACCAACTACCAGGTGCGCGAGACGCGGCAGATCGACGATGGAGCTTTTGTTGAGATCGGGTTGACGAAGGTATGAACGCCATCAGCAAGACCAGCAGACGCGCCAGCTGGGCATCACTGAACCCTGTGCTGCTCGCGGGTGAGCACGGCCTTGAGTCCGACACGGGCAATCTCAAAATCGGAGACGGTCGGACGCCTTGGGCAAACCTGCCCTATACCGGATGTCCTGGCTACTGGGGATCATTCTTTGACAAGACATCACAGGTTGCCGTGGCGAACACGCCAACGCCGATCCTGTTGCGCTCAACGGACCAATCCAGCCGTGGCGTCAAAGTCGACTCAAGCAGCCGGATCACCGTTGACCATCCTGGCGTCTACAGCTTCACCTTCTCCATTCAGTTCAGCAATAGCAGTAACGACATCCATGACGTCAATGTCTGGCTGCGAAAGAACGACAGCGGCGCCAGTGGTGACGTACCAGATAGCGACAGCCGCTTTAGCGTCATTAGCCGCCACGGCGGCGTGGATGGAAACGTTATTGGCTGCGTCAACTTCGTGCTGACCTTGACGGCAGGCGACTACATCGAGCTGATATGGGCAACCACGGACGCAGCGGCCTACATCCACGCTGAGGCTGCGGCCAGCAGTCCGTTTGCGCATCCAAGCATTCCCGGCATCATCTGCACAGTGGTTCAGGTGGCAGCAGCATGACCACCAAGCGCGAGACGATCCTGGCCGCGGTCCGCACCGCGCTCACGGGCACCACCGGCGTCAGCACGCGGATCTACCGCAGCCGGGTGGAGCCGATCAGCAGGGCCGAGAGCCCGGCGATCGTGGTGGAGCCGCTCAGCGACAACGCCAGCCAGAACACGGCGCTGCCGACGCTCGACTGGTCGATGACGGTGCGGGTGACGGTGATCGTGCGCGGCGCCATTCCTGACCAGATCGCGGACCCGATCGTGGAGAGTTTGCACGGCAGGCTGATGGCCGATCTGACGCTCGGCGGCTATGCGATCGACATTCAACCGATCGGCGTCACCTTCAACTTCGCCGAGGCTGATGGCGCAGCTGGTGAAATCCAGTGCGACTATCGTGTGCTCTATCGGACCTCGGTCGCAAATCTCGCGAGCTGATCATGGCTACGATGGTGGATGAATACTCGGGACAGGGCGGGACTTACCTGCTCGACCCCAAAACCGGCAAGCGGACGCTCATCGAGCGGACGGAGCCGGCCCAACCCTCCCAACCTGACGAGGTAGAGAGCAATGCCGCTCCTGAGCCGCAAACGCCTGATCCTGGCGAAGACTGAGACCACTTACGGGACCGATCCCACGCCGACCGGTACGGCGAACGCCATCCTGGTGCGGAACCTTGAGATCACCCCGCTGCAGGCCGATACGGTCACGCGCGATCTGATCCGTCCCTATCTCGGCAACAGCGACCAGCTGCTGGCGCAGACCCGCGTCGAGGTGACCTTCGAGGTGGAACTGGCTGGCTCCGGCGCTGCCGGCACCGCCCCCGCCTATGGCTCCGTGCTGAAGGCATGCGGCCTTGCCGAGACCGTGGTGGCCACCACCAGCGTCACCTATGCGCCGGTGAGCGCGAGCTTCAGCTCGGTGACCCTGTACTTCTTCAACGACGGCATCCGCCACAAGGTGACCGGCTGCCGCGGCACCTTCGAGCTGAGCGCCGAGGTGGGCCAGATCCCCACGATCAGCTTCACCATGACGGGGATCTACAACGACCCGACAGATACGGCGACCCCCACCCCGACCTATGCCAACCAGGCCGCGCCGCTGATCTTCAAGAACGGCAACACCTCCAACTTCTCCATCTTCAGCTACAGCGGCTGCCTGCAGTCCCTGAGCTTCCAGATGGCGAATGAGGTGATCTACCGCGAGCTGGTGGGCTGCACGAAGGAGTCGCTGATCGTGAACCGCGCGCCGGCCGGCGACGTGGTGATCGAGGCCCCGACCATCACCGCAAAGGACTTCTTTGCGATCGCCACTGGCTCGAGCACCGGCTCGATCAGCTTCCAGCATGGGGCGACGGCCGGCAACATCGTGACCTTCACCACGGCGCAGTCGGACATTGCCAACCCCAGCTACTCTGACCAGGACGGCATCCAGATGCTGAACCTGCCCTACGTTGCGGTGCCCACCAGCGCCGGCAACGACGAGCTGAGCCTGGCTTACACCTGACCCTCGGAGCGCCTGAATGGCATTCGTTCTCTCACAGTCGAAGTCCTACAGCTGGCCGGTCACCGTCGAGTTCCCCATCGACGGCGGCCGGTTCGACAAACAGAGCTTCGATGCCGAGTTCAAACGACTACCCCAGACCCGCATCCGCGAGATCTGGGATGCCATTCAGGCCGGCGAGCTGAACGACGATGACCTCTGCGCCGAGGTGCTGGTCGGCTGGGTCGGCATTCAGGACGCTAAGGGCGGCGATGTTCCCTTCAGCGAGAAGGCCAAAACCGACCTGCTGAACGTGCCGCTGGTGGCGGCCGCGATCGTGACCAGCTGGCTCGATAGCCTGGCGAAGGGCAAAAGAAAAAACTGACCGACGCCGCTGAGCATTGGGCCGGCGGCGCAGTCAAAGATGAGACCGCAGCAGATGCTGCAGCCTTCGGGCTGGAGCTCCCCGAGCAACGGTCGGACGATTTCGAGGTGTGGCCCGAGAACTGGGACGCTGTGGAGATGTTCCTGCGCAGCGCAACACAGTGGCGCACCACGGTGAACGGTGCGCTCGGGCTCGATTATTCGGTGCTGGAGTGGCTCTTTAGACTGTACGAAGTCAAGGAGCCGCGCGCCCTTCTGGAGGACCTGCAGGTGATGGAAGGCGCGGCTCTGGCAATGATGAACAAGGAGGGCTGACGCCATGGCGATGTCCCTCGACACGGCGATCAAGTTCACGGCCAAGCTGGAAGGCTCGGGGCTGGACCAGTTGAAGCGCAGCCTGCAGGGGCTGGCGCAGCAGTCCAAGGTGACGAAGGTCGCGCTCGGCCAGGCGAACATCGACATCGAGCGGATGGCCCGCGCGGCCGGCAACACCACCGCCGGGCTGCGCAACCACATCGCCGCGCTGAAGTCGCTCCGCGACAACGTGGACATCAACAGCCAGGCCTACCGCCGGCTGGGCAAGCAGATCGATGAGCTGGAGGCCAAGCAGCGCAAGCTGAGCGGCGCCGGATCGGGCCGTGGTGGCCTGTTCGGCATGATCGGCGGCAGTGGGCTGGCGGGCCTTGCTGCGGCCGCTGGAGGCGGCCTGGCGGTGAAGTACATCGCCGACGCGGGGCTCGCGGCCGAGAGCGCGCAGGTGCGGCTCCGGGCGCTGTCGGACCAGTTCGGCGAATACAACCAAGTCCAAGCGGCCACCGCGCGGATCGCCACCACGCTGCGCCTGAGCACCACTGAGGCGGCCGAGGCGTTCGCAGGCCTCTATGCCGCGCTGCGTCCGACCGGAATCAGCGTAAAAGAGCTCGAGGACGCCTACATCGGCTTCTCTGCCGCGGCCCGCAACGGCAAGGCAACAGCCGAGGAGACTGCGGCTGCCCTGATCCAGCTGAAGCAGGGCCTCGCCTCCGGCGTGTTGCAGGGTGAGGAACTGCGCTCGATCCGCGAGCAGGCGCCGCTGGCAGCGCAGGCGATCGCAAAGGAGCTCGGCGTCACGATCGGCGAGCTGAAGGACCTTGGCGCCGAGGGCAAGGTCACCACCGACGTGGTGCTGTCTGCACTGGGCAAGCTGAAGGACACGCAACTCGGCAAGCTCGACAAGCAGTTCCAGACCGGAGCGCAAGCGCTGCGCGACCTGCAGATCGAGCTCGAGAAGGCGGCGCAAGGGATCGCCAAGGCGTTCGGCCCGACCGCGATCAAGCTGCTGCGTGCATTCACCAGCGCCGTGGAGCGCATTTCTGACGGTCTTGGCCTCACTGAAGGCGCTGCCGAGCGCATGGAAGATCGGATCCGCGCCGATCTGCAGGCGAACAGGGAATCAAACGCCAAGTTCGGCATCGGCGGCGTGTTCCGCTACGGCTTCGAGATCGATGAGTTTCAAGACAAGCGATCAAAGGAACTGTTTGCGCAGTTCCAGGCCGAGCGCCAGCGTGCGGCGCAGAAGGCTGCGGGACTTGAGGCTGCCACATCTGACCAGCGCGAGGCCCGCGAGGCCGCTGCTGCTGAGCGACAGGCTGGCCGCGATCGCGCGCGTGCTGAGGCCCTGAAGGAGCAGCTGAAGGTCCGCGAGGACATGGAGGAGAAGCTGGCCGATGCCGCGCAGAAGCGCGCGCAGGAGCTCGCCGACTTCCAGAAGGAATCAGTCCGCCGGGCCGCCCAGCTCGAGCGTGATCTCGGCGATCAGCGGCTCAGCATCGAGCGCGAGATCGCCGACACTCGCAGCAAGATCCAAGCGACCGTTGAAGATCGCGCCCTTGAGGCCGAGAAGCAACGGCTGGCGGCTGCGGGCCTCTCCACCGAGGGCATCGACACCGCAAAGGAGGTGAAGGAGATCTTCCGCCGTTACGACGAGCAGAGGATCCAGAACGACCGCAACGCCGTCGATCGCCAGACCGATCTGCAGCGCCGGCTCGAGGAGTTCAAGATTCAGACCGCCGACGGCATCGGCCGGATCCAAGAGGGCTACGCGCGCTCGGTGAGCAACATCCTGCAGGACGCAGGCAAGAAACTCGGCCAGCTGATGGAGGCCGGCGCGCAGAATGCGGCGTCAACGCTGACGGGCGCGGGTGGTGCTGCGGCTGGTGGCGGCGTGGGCGGCGGCTTCGTGACCGGCGGCAACCTCAGCAGCCAGGCCAAGGCGCTGGTGGCGGCCGCGGCCAAGCTCGGCGTGTCACCGCTCGATCTCGCCACGATCATCGGCTTTGAGACCGGCGGCACCTACAGCCCCTCGAAGATGGGCGGTGCTGGTGGCAACTACATGGGCCTGATCCAGTTCGGGCCGAACGAGCGCCGGCAGTACGGCGCCCACTCTGGTCAGAGCTTCGAGGAGCAGGTGCAGGGGCCGGTGGTCCGCTACTTCCAGGACCGCTTCAAGGGCGTGGGGATGTCCACGCAGGGCGCCGATCTGCTGACGCTCTACCGCACGGTGCTGGGCGGCAACCCCAAGGCCAGCCTGACCGGCCGCGATGCGTTCGGCACCAGCCCGCAGAGTGGCGTGGCCGCAATGGCCCCGCACCGCGCAGAGGCCCGGCGCCGGTTCTTCAGCGGCGCGACGATCAGCGGCGCGGCCGGCAGCCCGATCTCCCCCACCATGACGCCACCCCCGGCCGGGTTCGATCCAAGCTCGATCATGGGCGGGATCAACAAGGCCGGCTCGGTACTGGGCGGCAAGATCGACGAAAACAAACGCCTGAACGATCTGAAGACTGAAGAACAGACCCTTGCGGCTCTGGAGCAGAAGTACACCGCCATCACGGGAGAGCTCAACCAGCAGCTCAAGGCTGCCTCTGATCGCCTGCGTGATGAGAAGCTCTACGGCCTGCTGCTGGCGCAGGGCGTGACGCCTGAGCTGGCCAAGCAGCGGGTGGAGCTCGAGGCCGTCGCTGCGGTTGAGAGGACCAATCTGGAGGCCCTGAAGAAGGAGCTCGAGGCCAGAATTGCGATCCTGCCCGTTGAGAGCGCGATCAGGCAGGAGCTCGAGAAGCAGGTCGAGCAGGTCGAGAACCGACTGCGCCTGCAGGGTGAAGTGATCAGCAAGACTGAGGCCGCAGCGGAGGCAGAACGCAAGGCTCGCGAGGAGAGCCAGAAGACCGAGCAGCGGGCCCAGGACATGAAGGACCTCATCGCCAACATCAAGGGCACGATTGCGCAGGGCATCCTCGGTGCGATCGACGCCTCGATCGAGGCAGCCATGACCGGCGCGGAGGATCTCGAGGATCAGCTGAAGCAGATCGCCTCGGGCGTGCTGAAGCAGATCGGCTCGGCGCTGATCAAGTTCGGCCTCAACTCGCTGTTCCCCGGCTTCGGCTTCGCCAACGGCGGCGTGATGACGAACAACGGCCCGGCGCCGCTGAAGCGCTACAGCCAGGGCGGCATCGCCAACCGCCCCCAGCTGGCGCTCTACGGCGAGGGCAGCAAGCCCGAGGCCTACGTGCCCCTGCCGGATGGCCGGCGCATCCCCGTGGCGCTGCAGGGCGACAAGATGCGCGATGCGATGGGCAGCGGCCCGATGCAGGCTGCCACCAGCCCGGTGCTGAACATGAGCTTCCAGAGCACCAACATCGGCGGCGTCGAATACGTCAGCCGCGACCAGCTCGAATCGGCGATGGCAGCCACCCGGCGGCAGGCGGCCCGCGACGGCGCCAAGCGCGGGATGTCCATGACGCTCGATAAACTGCAGCAGAGCCCGTCCACCCGTTCCCGTGTGGGGCTGCGCTGATGGCTGACCAGTTCCCCAGGATCAAGCCGACCAGCCGGGCCTTCAAGCTCGGCGCCTTCCCCACGAAGGTCTACCGCGCGCTGTCGGGCGCCACCGTCAAGCGCAGCTTCGGCAACCGCGCCAGCGGCTACGAGCTGCAGCTCAGCTACGAGAACATCAGCGACACCACCACGGCGCAGCTGCTCGCCCACTACACCGCCACCTCGGGCGGTTTCGAGCGGTTCACGCTGCCGGCCGACATCTTCGCCGGGATGAGCGACACGCTGCGCGGCTACATCCAGGCGCCGACCAGCATCAAGTGGGAATACGCCGCGGCCCCTGAGGTGCAGTCGGTCTACACCGGCCGCAGCCAGGTGAGCATTCAGCTGATCGGAGAGCTCGACTTCTGATGACTGAGCTGCGGATTTGCCAGTTCCTGAAGCTGCGCACCACCGATGGGGCCACCCATCGCTACCAGAACTATTTCGTGGGGCAGAACGCCTCGCTGCAGAGCGAGAGCTACACCTTCGCGCCCTTCCGCGCCGAGGGTTCGCTGGCCACGCTGAACGGCGAGAACGCGCAGCTGCAGGTGCTGTTCCCGCATGTGGACTTCGCGCTGGTGCTGGTGGAGGCCGGCGACGGCAACCGGCTCAGCGAGCTGACGCTGACCACTGCCTGGCTGAATGCTGCGGGCACGATCACCAACACCGTCACCGACTATTACATCGGCCTCGGCGCCAGCTTCAGCGACACCACCATCGAGCTGCGCTTCAGGTCGGCGATCGACAGCGTGGGCTCGAGCTTTCCCGGCCGCAGTTTCACCCGCGACATGGTGGGACCGCTGCCGCTC